TGGTAGTATAGCATCCTGTATATTAATTATAGCAGAATCACAATATACTGATACAAATGTTGTAGATAAAGAAATTAATATCATGGCAATGTTTGTAAAATTAATGAATGAATTATAAAGTAACATTATGAATCCAACTAAACCAAATATTAGTCCAAAAGACTTAAAACCAATGATATGCACAGAATGCGATGGAATGTATTTTAGACAAGTAATGCGTATTAATAAAGTATCTAGATTCTTAACCGGTAAGGATAAAGACACAGTATATCCAGTATCAGTATTTAGGTGTGATGATTGTGGTCATGTTCCAGAAGAATTTCAACTAGAAGTAAACTAATGGGAGCTCCATATATAAAAGGCCCTGTTGTTTTAGTATTTAAAAACTCAAATAGAAAGAATGCTAAAACTAAAATGAAAATTTTTAAAAACAAAAATGTTGATGTTGTTAATGAAAAGAAAATGCCAGGAGTACCTGAAAATGCTGTAGTATTAGAATTGGCTGTTGGCAAATCATTTATTGACATATATAAACACAAATATAAACTATGACAAAGAAACCTGCAACTATCTTCGATTTTATGAATGGAATGACACATCAAAAGAAAGAATGGTCTAAATATACAGATCTAGATCAAAAAAAGTTCGCCCCTTTTATTGTGAATAGGTGGTTATCAATGAGAATGGAACTAATTGAAGTAATTAATCAGTTACAAAAATATACAATTGGGTTATTATCACCTAGAGATACTTATCGTCTCTATCACGGCTTATTACCGGCCCAGAGAACCTTTGCTAAGTACATTAAAGGAAAAAAGGAAGATAAGTACGATACTCAGTTAGTTTCACAAATTGCAGACCACTATCTAGTAAGTAAAATGGAAGCCATTGATTACATTGAATTAATGTCTAAAGATAGTTGCAGTACTTTGTTGTCAAAATATGGATATACAGAAAAAGAAATTAAAAAAATGCTAAAAGGTAAATAATAGATTATGAAATTTGAACAAACAATTACAGAACCAGTAGATATTCATTATAATTTTATTGCTAATTCAGACAAATTAATTGAAATTTATCGAGTTGAATATTTGGATCAATCCAAATAATTTCTTATAATATAATAAAAAAAGAATATGGCAAATAACGTATATACAGTTGTAAGTATAGAAGCTTCAAAAAAACTTATAAAAAACTTTGTAGATAAAATTTTTACTCCGGAAGTTGAAGAAGCAGATTGGCAGAAAAAAAGTGATTTATTGGCCGATAATTTATATGGGTTATTATATAAAGATTATCCAAAAGACAATTTAACTAGAGATTGGATGACTGAAAATGTAGGAGCAAAATGGTGTTTTGTACATGATTGGCAAATAGACGATGATATTATTGATTTGACATTTGATTCAGCATGGTATCCACCAGAAGAGTTGTTTCATGAATTAGCAGATTGGTTTACAAAGCGAGGAGAATTTGAAATGGAAGCTAGAAGTGAAGATGAAGCGTATTTACATGTTTCAGGAGGATATGCTAATCAAAACGGATCTGAATTTATAATGGAAGACGATAATCTCCCAGAATATCCAGATGATGAAGATTTTGACTCCCAAGAAGATCACGATGAAGCTGTAGAAAATTTTTATGATAAAATTTCTGAAATAAAAGACGATCTTATCCTAGAGTCTAAACAAGATCTTATTTTATATCCATAATATGAAAAGCGGCTATATAAATCCAATATATAAATTGTCATTAAATGATGTATCTAAGGTTCCTGCTAAGATATCTTATTCTCAATGGTCAATGTTTTCAAAATGTCCTAAACAATGGAAATTATCGTATATTGATAAATTAGCTCCATTTACTCATAATATTGCAACATGTTTTGGTACAGCTTTCCATGAAACATTACAAGAATACTTAACAGTAATGTATACAAAGTCTGTTAAAGCTGCTGATCAAATAGATCTTCGTGATATGTTATTAGAATGTTTGAAACAAGAATATAAAAAAGGTGTTGCTGCTAATAATGGAGAACATTTTTCAACTCCAGCTGAATTAGCAGAACATTTAGAAGATGGAGTACAAATATTAGATTGGTTCAAAAAAAGAAGAGCTCAATATTTTTCTACCAAAAATATGGAACTAGTTGGGATAGAAGTAGAATTAGGCATTCCAGCATCATCAGTTAATAAAAATGTTTATTGGTATGGATTTATAGATATAGTAGTTAGAGACACTGTATTAAATAAAATAAAAATATTAGATATTAAAACTAGCCGAATGGGTTGGAATAAATGGCAAAAAGCTGATAAGCTTAAGGCAGCACAATTAGTTGCTTATAAAAAATACTTTTCTGATCAATTTGGAACTCCAATTGACAATATTGATATTGAATTCTTTATAGTAAAACGAAAGTTATTAGAAGAATCAATGTTTCCACAAAGACGTATACAAATACTTAATCCAGCGTCTGGCTCAGTTACTAGAAAAAAGATTCAACGTGATATTGACTCATTTATAGAATTTTGTTTTGATGAAACTGGCAAGAAGCGAGTAGAACAAAATTATCTATCTATTGCTGGAAAGGGGTCTAAACATTGTAAGTGGTGTCCATTTAAGATGGATTATGATAATTGTCCCAAAGAAGATAGGATTCGTCAATAATTTTTAATATAATAAATAAAAAGGAAAAATATGAATGGATTAATGTTAGATGCATTATATGCAAAATATCAAGCAGATAAAGCAGACGCTGTTGCTAGATTAGATATTTATTTGAACAATTCAGTTGGTATTGGAGAACATCCTCAACATACTGAAGAAATGGATACAATTGTTGCACAGTATGCAGATGCAGAAGATAAACGAAAATCATTAAATGCAATGATTGCTAATATAAAAAAATATGATTCATTGATTGATGGCGATGATGCAAAAGATTTACTAAAAGGATAAATGAAAATTGCTGTTATTGGAAATAAAGAATGGCAAAATAAAAGAAAAGTACAACAAGTACTTTCAGAATTAAAACAAAAATTTAAACAAGAACTAATTATTGTATCTGGCGGAGGCTCTGAAGGAGCTAATTATATGGTTAAAAAATTTGCATTAGAATTTGGAATATCATATCAAGAATATAATCCATCATATACAGGAAGAAATTTATATTCAATGTTACCAGAATCATATTATGGAAAAAAATATCACTTTTCTCAATTATTACATAGAATGCGACTATTAGCAGAAAATTGTGATTATATGATTATATTAAATAATGAATATGAAATGAATCCTCAATTACAAACAGCATATAGTAAAATACAAAAATTAAATAAGCCAGTAGTTATATTAGGTTAATATTTATATAAAAGTTATAAAGGAAATTAATGGAGTTACCAAAATTAAGAAAACTAGATCCTACAAAGCCAAAAAAGAAAAAAATATTGTTATTATCAGATGATTTTAGATTGCCATCTGGAATTGGAACAATATCAAAAGAAATTGTCTTAAATACCGTAAAACATTATGATTGGATTCAAGTTGGAGCTGCAGTAAATCATCCGGATGCTGGTAAAGCATTTGATTTGTCTGCAGATGTACAAAAAGAAACTGGCGTTGAAGATGCAGATGTTAAAATTATACCATATAATGGGTATGGTGATAGAAATATATTATTTTCAATATTAAATAAAGAAAAACCAGATGCTATATTTCATTTCACTGATCCTAGATATTGGGGTTGGTTATATCAACTAGAGCATGAAATAAAAACAACATATAACACTCCAATTGTATATTATTCAATTTGGGACGATTTACCATATCCTATGTGGAATTCACCATTTTACGGTAGCTGTGACCTAATAATGGGAATTTCTAAACAATCTGATAATATACATCGAGAAGTGTTGGGACAGAACGGATATGGGGTGTATGATTATGATGTAGAAGATAATACAAAAACTCCTAATTTAGAATGGGATGAAATTATTACTGGCTTTGTTCCTCATGGATTAAATTCGGATAAATTTAGACCAATACCAGAAGATGATGAATTATATCAAAAAGCATATAATGAAATTAAAGTTAAAAATAATGTGGAATTTGTTGTTTTTTGGAATAATAGAAATATAAGGAGAAAACTTCCAGCTGATGTAATCTTAGCATTTAAACATTTCAGAAATAATTTGCCAAAAAAAGATCAAGATAAAGTTGCATTAGTTATGCATACTCAAATATCAGATCAAAATGGTACAGACTTAAGAGCAGTTTGGCAGAATATAGCTCCAGAATGTAAAATATTATTTTCAGAAGTAAAAGTGGGAGCAGCAGATTTAAATGCAATGTATAATATAGCAGATGTTACTATAAACATTGCATCTAATGAAGGTTGGGGACTAAGTAGTACCGAATCATTATTATCAGGTACTCCTATTATTAATAGTGTTACTGGCGGATTACAAGATCAATGTAGATTTGAAGATGAGAATGGAAATTGGATAACATTTGACGATGTATTTTCAACTAATCACGAAGGAAAATACAAAAAACATGGAAGTTGGGTAAAGCCTGTATTTCCTTCTAATAGATCATTACAAGGATCTCCACAAACCCCATATATATTTGATGATAGAGTAAAATTTGAAGATGTTGGAAATGCAATTCTAGAATGGTATAACGTAATGCCAACTAGAAGAATAGAATGTGGATTAGATGGTCGTGAATTTTGTTTACAAAAT